AATCCAAGTAAACGGTACTTACAACAAACTTTATGACCCCGACAAAAATGAAGGCGGACGTTCACCTTTAACAGAGGTTTACGAAGAACTTATGAAAACTGGCAAACAAACTGACAAAGATTTGGCGGCACAGTACAAAGCTCGTAAATTTTACATTGTTAAGGTTATTGACCGTGACCATGAAGAAGATGGTGTTAAATTTTGGAGATTTAAACACAACTACAAGCAAGATGGTATCTTGGACAAAATCATTCCAATTTGGAGAGCTAAAGGTAATTTGACTGACCCAAATGAAGGACGTGATTTGATTATCCAATTGGTTAAATCAAAAACACCAAAAGGAAAAGAATACACTTCAATTCAAACAGTAATGTATGATGACCCAAGCAAATTGTCAGAGGATGCTGAACAATTGGATTCTTGGAAAAACGACCTAACAACTTGGGCGGACGTTTACTCTAAGAAACCTGTTGAGTACTTAGAAGCAATTGCTCGTGGAGAAGTTCCACGTTGGGATTCAGAATCTAAAAAATATGTTTACGGTGATGACGCTACTGAAGTATTCGGTGGAACACCTGTGGACCCACAAGCAGGTATGTCACCTGACGAGGAATTACCATTCTAATAAACTAAAACACATCATGTGCGGTATCATGTACGGTACCGCACATGATTAATTTATATCATATATGGCTATTAAAAAAAATGATTTCAGCTCAGTAAAGAAAAAATTCTCTACTTCAGCTAAGTACAAACCGCAAAGATTTTTTGACTTAGGTTCTGACTTCTTGGATGCGGTTGGACTTCCAGGTCCTGCAATTGGACACTTAAATATGTTCTTGGGTCACTCAGACACAGGAAAAACAACCGCTTTGGTTAAAGCCGCTGTTGATGCACAAAAGAAAGGTATCCTACCTGTATTCATTATTACAGAACAGAAATGGTCTTTTGAACACGCAAAACTAATGGGTTTTGAATGTGAAGAAGTTGTTGATGAAGAAACGGGTGAATCAGATTGGGATGGATTTTACATCTTCAACAATGATTTTAATTACATTGAACAGATTACGGATTATATCAATAGTTTGTTAGACGCACAAGAAAAAGGTGAATTGGATTACAGTTTATTATTCTTGTGGGATTCAGTAGGTTCAGTTCCATGTAAGATGACTTACGATGGTAAAGGTGGTAAACAACACAACGCATCAGTACTTGCTGATAAGATTGGAATGGGTATCAACCAACGTATTTCAGGTTCACGTAAATCGGATTCAAAATACGAAAACACATTGGTTATTGTTAATCAACCTTGGGTTGAACTTCCTGACAATCCATTTGGTCAACCAAAGATTAAAGCAAAAGGTGGTGAAGCAATTTGGTTGAACTCATCTTTGGTATTCTTATTTGGTAATCAAAAAGGTGCAGGTACAAACAAGATTACCGCGACAAAAGACAAAAGAAGTGTTAAATTTGCAATCAGAACAAAAGTGTCCGTAATGAAAAACCACATTAATGGTTTGGGATATGAGGATGGAAAAATCATTGTAACCCCACACGGATTCTTGGCAGGTAAAGAAGCGGCTGAAGAGAAGGTGTCTATTGAGAATTACAAAAAAGAACATGCTGACTATTGGAAAGATATTCTTGGTGTAACATCATTGGACTTTGAATTGAAAGAAGAAAAGGAAATTGATTAAACAATAAACAAGTGGTTAAAACTTTAATAGTTGACGGAGATAACTTATTCAAAATTGGATTTCACGGGGTTAGAGATTTCTACCACGAAGGAAAACATATTGGGGGTATTTTCCACTTTGTTAATGTTCTTCGTAGATTCCTATCGGAATACAACTACGACAAGGTAATAGTTTTTTGGGACGGGAATAATAACTCGTCCCAAAGAAAATTACTGTTTTCTGAATATAAGGAAAACCGTCGTTTAACAATGAACGAAGAAAAGAAAGAATCTTATTATGGACAAAAAGAAAGATTGAAACAATATCTTGAAGAAATGTTCATTAGACAAATTGGTATTGACGACCACGAGTGCGATGACTTAATTGCTTATTACACACAAATAAGTCAAGATGAGAAAATAACAATCCTTTCTTCTGATAAGGACCTTACACAACTTATCACACCAAAAGTACACATCTACTCACCCATAGCAAAACAATGGGTTACAGACAAACACAAGATTAAATTAGGTACAATTGAAGTGCCTATATCAAATGTGAAATTAGTTAAAATTTTATTGGGCGACAAGTCGGACAACATTGAAGGAATTTATAGTTTCGGTGAAAAGAAGTTAGTTAAATATTTTCCTGAGGTTATTGAAAGAGAATTAAATATTAACTATATTTGTACAAGAGCACAAGAAATTTTAGATATAGATGACACAATCAAGCCACTCAAGAATTTATTATCAGGTACCACCAAGTCAGGTACCTACGGAAAGGAATACTACGATATTCGTGAAAAAATCGTTAGTTTGTCAAATCCTTTAATGACCGAAGAAGCAAAAAAAGAAGTAGAACTTTATTATTCTGAAGATATGGACCCTGACGGTAGGGGATATAAGAATCTGATGAAAATGATGATTGAAGACGGATTCTTTAAGTACCTACCAAAACAAGACGATGCGTGGGTAGAATTCCTTCAACCAATTATGAAACTAACAAGAAAAGAAAAAAAACGATACAATAACAACAATTAATTATGAAAGAAACACAAGATTTAACGAAAATGGAGTTTTTAATTAAACTCAACGACAACATCGTCGTTCAAAGGTTTTTCAATGTTAAGGGTTACAATGAGACTGCAAAACACAGTTTAGAACTTCATGATTACATGAAGAACATTGCCGACTACATGGAAAGATATTTGAAAGACAAAAGTTTGGACTACATGGCGGAAAACGCAGAGTTGATTATGAATGACCCTTCAGTCATGAATACATCAAAAACTGATGGACCTGAATGGTTTTACCTATACATCAAGATGGGGGAACAGACAATTTGTCACAGGGGTTTTGACGCCAAGGTATACCCACCAAAGGCTAGATACACCGTAGACATACGACCAGAGATAAAAACTATCTTGAAGTCGTTGACTGACATTTTTTCAGGTGAAAATTTTTCTACAACATATATGAATTATCAACTCGCTTGATAGTATTTATCAACACAAGTCAAAATAAAAACAAGTATGTCAAGCGAGAAAAATTTCGGGTATTTAGGTAACACATTTCAAATTCAACTTATTAATCAACTAATCGTCAACAGAGATTTCGCTCGTGCGATTATTGATGTGTTGGATTCAAAATACTTTGACAACCAATACTTTAAAATCATTACTCAAATGATTAAGGAGTATTATATCAAGTATGAAAGTGTTCCTACTTTTGAAACTTTAGACCAATTGACTCGTTCTGAGATTAGTTCTGACAGTGCAAGAAAAATCGTTCTTGACACATTAACCCAAATTCGTGATGTAAGTTTTGATGGTCACCAATTCGTAATTGAAAAGGCACTTAAGTTCTGTAAACAACAAGAACTTCAAAAAGTGATGACCAAAGCTCAAAAGATTATTGACAAAGGAGACTTTGAAAGTTATGACCAATTAGAAGAGATGGTTAACAAAGCTCTTCAGGTTGGTGAAATTGACGAAGCTGAACACGATGTATTCACAAATTTGGACCAAGTGTTAGATGAAGATTATAGACACCCAATCCCAATGGGAATTGCCGGTATTGATAATTTATTGAAAGGTGGATTAGCAAAAGGTGAATTGGGTGTAATCTTAGCACCTACAGGTGTTGGTAAAACAACAGTACTAACAAAAATTTGTAACCACGCATTTAATTTAGGTTACAACGTTCTTCAAATATTCTTTGAAGACAACCCAAAAATTATCCAAAGAAAACACTTCACACTTTGGACAGGAATTGCTCCTGATGAACTTTCATTCCACAAAGATGTTGTTATGGAAAAAGTTAGAGATATTAAAGAAAATACAACAAACAGGTTGATTTTAAAGAAATACGCTTCTGATACCTTAACAATGAGTCAAATCAAAAATCAAATTAGAAAGATGATTGCCGAAGGAACAAAAATTGATATGATTAGTTTAGACTATATTGATTGTGTTGTTCCTGACAAAAACTTAGGGGATGAATGGAAAAGTGAAGGTTCCGTGATGAGAGGATTTGAAGCAATGTGTCACGAATTGGACGTAGCAGGATGGACTGCAACTCAAGGAAATAGAAGTTCAATATCATCAGATGTTGTTACTACTGACCAAATGGGTGGTTCAATTAAAAAGGCACAAGTAGGACACGTTATCATAACAGTTGCAAAGAGTTTACAACAAAAAGAAATGAAACTCGCAACAATAGCTATTACCAAATCAAGAATTGGACGAGATGGTGTCGTGTTTGAAAATTGTAAATTTGACAATGAACTCATGGAAATTGATACAGAAAGTTCAGTAACTTTCTTGGGTCTTGAAGAACAAAAAGAAGAACGAAATAGGAACAGAGTCAATGAACTATTGGCAAAAAGAAAACAACAACAAACAATTAATTAAAATTTAAACAAGAAGAAAACAAAAAAATGGACGCATCACAAAAGATATTGTCAGACCTCACGGTGTATATGAAATACGCTAAATTCTTACCTGATGTAAACAGGAGGGAAACGTGGGAAGAGTTAGTAACAAGAAACATGAACATGCACATCAAAAAATACCCACAACTAGCTGGTGAAATTTTGGAAGTGTACAAATATGTTTATGATAAAAAAGTTTTACCATCAATGCGCTCAATGCAGTTTGGTGGTAAACCAATTGAAATTTCACCAAACAGAATTTACAACTGTGCTTATTTACCGATTGACCACTTAGACGCATTTGCTGAAAGTATGTTCTTATTGTTAGGTGGAACAGGTGTTGGATATTCAGTTCAAAAACATCACGTAGAAAAACTACCTGAAATTAGAAAACCTAATACAAATAGAACAAGAAGATTCTTAGTTGGAGATTCAATTGAAGGTTGGGCTGACGCAATCAAAGTATTAATGAAATCTTACTTTGGTGAAAATTTGTCAACACCTGAATTTGATTTTTCAGATATTAGACCAAAAGGAGCACAACTTGTAACATCAGGTGGTAAAGCACCTGGACCACAACCTTTGAAAGATTGTATTCACAAATTAAAAGGTATGTTGGACGCAAAAGAAGATGGTCAAAAATTATCATCAATTGAAGTTCACGATATGGTATGTCACATTGCAGACGCAGTTCTTGCTGGTGGTATTCGTAGAGCAGCTTTGATTTCTTTATTCAGTGCTGATGACCAAGAGATGATTTCTTGTAAGTCAGGTACATGGTGGGAAACAAACCCACAAAGAGGTAGAGCTAACAATTCAGCGGCTTTGGTTAGACACAAAATTACAAAAGAATTTTTCTTAGATTTGTGGAAACGTGTTGAAGCATCAGGAGCTGGTGAACCTGGTATCTATTTTACAAATGATAAAGATTGGGGAACTAATCCATGTTGTGAAATCGCGTTGAGACCAAACCAATTCTGTAACTTATGTGAGGTAAATGTTTCTGACATTGAATCACAAGAAGATTTGAACAACCGTGTTAAAGCGGCAACTTTCATCGGAACACTTCAAGCTGGTTATACCGACTTCCATTACTTGAGAGATGTATGGAAACGTACAACTGAAAAAGATGCGTTGATTGGAGTATCAATGACAGGTATCGGTTCAGGTGTTGTATTGGGTTATAACATGAAAGAAGCTGCTAAACTTGTTAAAGAAGAAAACGCAAGAGTTGCTGACTTGATTGGTATCAACAAATCAGCTCGTACAACTACTGTAAAACCAGCAGGAACCACATCTTTGACATTGGGAACATCTTCAGGTATCCACGCATGGCACAACGACTATTATGTTCGCAGAGTTCGTGTAGGTAAGAATGAATCTATTTACCAATACTTGGCGATAAATCACCCTGAGTTGGTTGAAGATGAATATTTCCGTCCACATGACACGGCAGTTATTTCAGTTCCACAAAAAGCACCCGAAGGAGCAATTTTAAGAACAGAGTCACCTTTCCAATTGTTGGACCGTGTTAAGAAAATCACACAAGAGTGGGTTAAACCTGGTCACAGAACTGGCTCAAACAGTCACAACGTATCCGCAACAATCAGTTTAAAACCTGAAGATTGGGAATTGGCAGGTGAATGGATGTGGAATAACAGAGATTTCTATAATGGATTATCGGTATTACCCTATAATGGGGGTAGTTATATTCAAGCACCTTTTGAAGATTGTACCAAAGAAGAATACGAAAGATTATTTTCTAAATTACAGTCAATTGACTTATCAAAAGTTATTGAATTACAAGATGATACATCACTTTCAGATTCTGTCGCTTGCGGCGGGGGAGCGTGTGAAATTGTTTAATCAAAATAAAACTATGAATAATTCGGAAGGGGGAAGTCAAAAACTTCTCCCTTCTGATTTTTATATTGAAAATGGAATTTATGTGTTCACAAAAGAGTTTCATTTAAGAAGGGGTAGTTGTTGTGGTAATGGTTGTAGACATTGTCCTTTTTTTCCTGCTCACAAAAAAGGGAATACAACTATATTTATAGACAATGGCTAATGGTGTAACTTATGGTATTAATTTTCCTTTTAATGATTCGTTAAAGGGGGATTACCTTTCTTTGTCTCAAAATCCTGACCAAGAAATTAGAAGTAACTTAATTCATTTGATTTTAACCCGAAAAGGTAGTAGATATTATTTACCTGATTTCGGTACTAAAATTTATGAATTTATTTTTGAACCATTAGATGGTGTTACGTTTGAATCAATTAAAGATGATATCAGAGATAATGTTAGTAAGTATATTCCTAATTTAATTATTAATGATATTATTGTTTTACCATATGATGAGTACGAATCAGTTGGTACTTTAAACACGGAAAATTTAGGAAATGGTGTTTATAGAGTTGCCGGTAGAAACACTTCAGAGTACACGGCTAAAATGAGAATTGATTATACAATTAGCGATAACGCATTTCAAACAAAAGATTTTGTAATTATAAATATTTAACATAAATGGCTGAGAAAAGAATATCCTATACCGTCCGAGATTTCGCGGCTATAAGACAAGAACTTATTGATTATACTAGACAGTATTATCCTGAATTAATTGACAATTTTAATGACGCATCAATTTTTTCAGTATTGATGGATTTAAACGCTGCCGTAACCGATAACTTACATTATCATATTGACAGAAGTATTCAAGAGACGGTTCTTGAATTTGCCAAACAAAGAAGTTCAATTTATAACATTGCAAGGACTTATGGTTTGAAAATACCTGGTAATAGACCATCAATAGCAGTTTGTGACATTAGTATTAATGTACCTGTATTTGGTGATAGACCAAACCCTGAATATATGGGTGTACTAAAAGCGGGTTCACAATTTGTTGGTGCGGGACAAACATTTGAAAATCCAAATGATATTGATTTCTCTTCAGCATTTAGTTCATCAGGAATTGCAAACCAAAAAGTAATACCAATTTTAGATGCGTCAAACAACGTCCAAAGTTATAATATCGTAAAAAGAGAAGTAGTTGTTAATGGTATTACAAAAGTATTCAAGAAAGTTATTACATCGGCAGATGCAACACCATTTTTAAGTTTATATTTACCTGAAAGAAATGTTGTTAATGTTTTGTCAATTATACAAAAAGATGGTATTACCTATAATAACGTTCCATCATACCAAGAATTTTTAAGTCCTGTTGGTAAATGGTATGAAGTTCAAGCTTTAGCCGAAGACACTGTTTTTATTCCTGAACCGGGAAAAACGACTGACCAATCAAATATTAGTGTTGGAAAATATCTTAAAACTAGCAATAAATTTATTACTGAGTTTACACCTGAAAACTTTTTAAAGTTAACATTTGGTGGTGGTAATACATCCGCTGATGACCAATTAGCTTCTTTTGCACAAACAGGTGTACCACTAAGAATTAATGACTATCAAAATAATTTAAGTTTGGGTTATATCCCAACACCTAATACCACTTTATTTATTCAATATAGAGTTGGTGGTGGACTTGAAAGTAATGTTGGTGTCAATGTTATCAATACTGTTGGTAATGTATTGTTTGATGTTAATGGAGCGTCTGTTGAAATCGCGAACGCTGTTAGAAACTCAATTCAATGTACCAACGTAACTGCAGCTATTGGCGGAGCAAATCCACCATCGGTTGAAGAAGTAAGAAATTTGGTTACTTTTAATTTTTCATCACAAAACAGAGCGGTAACAATTGGTGACTATTATTCTTTAATACAAAAAATGCCAGGACAATTCGGAATACCAGCTAAAGTAGGTATTATAGAAAATAATAACAAAATAAATGTTGTATTATTAACACAGGATACTAATGGTAAAATGACACAAAATGTACCAACAGTATTAAAAGATAATGTTGCAAATTATTTAGCAAAATACAGAATGATGAATGACTATATTAGTGTTACAACTGGTAAAGTTATTGATTTAGCATTTGAAATTTATATTTCTATTGCAAAAAATACAAACCAAAACTCAATCATTTCTGATGTTATTACAAAGGTTAATGATTATATGATACCACAAGCAAGAGAATTTGGCCAAAATGTTTTAATATCTGAAATTAAAAGTATAGTTCAAAATATTGAGGGTGTTGTTAATATATCTGATGTTAAGGTGTTTGGAAGAGTGGGTGGCAAGTACTCATCATCACAAACAGCACAAAAATACGAAGATTCAACCACAAAACAAATTAAGTTAATTGACGATATTATCTACGCAGAACCAACAGAATTTTATCAAATCAGATATTCCAATACAGATATCGGTGTCCGTGTGAAACAATAACCTTCACAAGGAAATTACTTCAACTATTTTTGTAAAATAAGAGATTAACTATTTATGAGAAAGAACAATTATGCCTAAAAGTTATAGGATACGAACATCAGTAGGAAATAGTACTCAATCTGACAAAACAATCAAAGTACAAGTTGACCAAGATTTTGATTTCTTGGAAATTCTTTCTTTGAAACTTACACAATCTGATGTGTATAGAAGTTTTTGTTCTGACTACGGTGTTGTCGTTGGTCGTGTTGTTGCCAACGGTGGATACGGTATACCAAATGCGAAAGTATCAGTGTTTGTACCAATTGATGCTGTTGACCAAAATGACCCTGTAATATCTGCATTATATCCTTATAAGAATGTTACAGATAAAAATGAAGATGGTTATAGA